GACTTCAGGTTGCATCATTATTATTTGCTGTTGTTTGGATGTACCGTAGACATGTTTGGAGAGAAAAAACAAAACCAAATACACAACAATTACAAACACTTGACTACGCCAATTATATTGGTACAAGTGAGTGTAACTTGAATAATGCACAAAATAGCAACCGTGTCATTGTACATCACGATGAACATGGTAAAATCGTAGCGGTCAATTCATGAGTATTTTATTGCAGGCTGCACTGGGCATACTAATGAGCCTAGGGTTCACGTTCGTATACGCTGTGTTAGTGGGTTTTTTGGGCAATCTAGCCGCAAAAAGCACGAATTATAAGCATATTTCCTAATAGAATCAATCACTTACGCATCCTCAGAAAAGGCTTGACTTTGGGTACGTATGGGCATATACTATCTCTATAGTTGATTAACGGAGTTTGTATGTACTACGGTATGTTTTCAGAACAGGGCAATGCACTCATTCACGGTATCGTGGTGACAGCTAAGGCTGCTGAATTAGAGTGGGAACAGGTAATGGATCTGCTCTACGATGTTAGTACACTTAATGGTTTTGAAGAAGCGGTGGATACCGCGGTGCGTGAAGAAGTTTACGCTACACTTTTTCAATAAGGGGAATTTATGAACAAGGTCATAAAGATTAAGGTGTATTCGGATCCGGGTCATGCCTGGGGTGCCGTGAAGCGCAAGGTTATTGATGAACTGGGTCTGACCAACACGATCACTGGTTACAGTTATCAAAAGGGTGGTACGGTCTATCTTGAGGAAGACTTGGACCTCTGTAATTTTGTTGGCACTCTGCGTAATCTTGGTATTGATTTTAAGTATATTGAAAAGAATCTGCCGCATCGTTATAGCCCAATTCGAGGTTATGAGCGATACAAGGCTTGACAGCAGGTTAAATATAGTATAGGCTATCTATACATTAATTGATAGGAGACTCTCACATGGCTATTTCTGATAATTTGACTTTGACTAGTGTGCAAGTTCGCAAGAGCCTGCTCAAGGCGTTCAAGCGCCGTCGCCCTGTATTCATCTGGGGCCCGCCCGGTATCGGTAAATCTGAGGTCGTAGCAGATGTTGCTAACGAACTCGGTGGTCACATGATTGACTTGCGCATGGCGCAAATGGAACCTACTGACTTGCGTGGTATCCCGTACTATAACAAAGATATTAATCGCATGAGTTGGAGTGTTGCTGAGGACCTTCCCGATGAGGAGTTCGCAAAGCAGTACCCGATCGTGGTGTTGTTTCTTGATGAAATGAACAGTGCGCCTAGTGCTGTTCAGGCTGCAGGCTATCAATTGGTTCTCAATCGTCGCCTCGGCAAATACAAACTGCCTGACAATGTTGTAATCGTTGCGGCAGGTAATCGTGAGTCGGACAAGGGTGTGACGTATCGTATGCCTGCACCGCTTGCTAATCGTTTCATTCACGTTGAAATGCGAGCCGACTTCACTAGTTGGCAAACGTGGGCTGTGAACAAAGGCATTCACCAGGACGTTGTTGGTTATCTGTCATTCAGTAAAAATGATCTGTATGACTTTGACGGCAAATCCAGCAGTCGTGCATTCGCTACCCCGCGTAGTTGGACGTTCGTAAGTGAATTGCTTGAAGATGAAGATATTGACAACGATACGCTATTCAACCTGATCGCAGGTAGCGTTGGTGATGGTCTTGCTACAAAGTTTATGGCACACCGTAAGGTGTCTAGCAAGATGCCTAACCCGTCAGATATCTTGTCAGGCAAGGTCAAGGACTTGACTGTCAAAGAAATTTCGGCTATGTATTCGTTGACTACTTCAATGTGTTACGAACTGCGTGACGCGATTGAAAATCGTGTTGACATGAAAAAGTTTAACACTATGGCCGATAACTTCTTTAGTTATATGATGGCTAACTTTGAGACTGAGTTGGTCGTTATGGGTGCTAAAACTGCACTTAAGACTTTTAAGTTACCGATTGAACCCAGTCAGTTGAAAAACTTTGACGAGTTTCACAAGAAGTACGGCAAGTACATCGTCGAGGCTGGTAACTAAGGTCCGTTATGGTCCATGGTGCGCAAGCCCGAATACGTGAGAGTCTAGGGTTTGGGCATCATGGACTGTTCTATTGACATTGTCTCTCAAATTTACTATAATATATACATATTGACTAACGGAGTTTATGTATGAGTGACGTTATCCCCGGCACTAAGGGCAAGAAAAAGTCTAAACGTAATAATAAGTTTGACAATTTGATTGGTCCCACCGACCCGAAAATTGATGCGCAGGCGCGTGAACGTATTGTATCGTCACGTATTTCATTATTGCTGAAACATTCGTTTTTCGGCAATCTTGCTACCCGACTTGTACTTGAAAATGCTGATGACTGGTGTGGCACTGCTGCCACTGACGGTCGCAAGTTTTATTACAATTCACGTTTCATTACTTTGCTTAAGCCTAAAGAGGTCGACTTCTTGGTTGCGCATGAAGTGTTGCACGTGGTGTACGATCATATGGGTCGTCGCGGCGAGCGTGATCCGCAAATCTTTAATATCGCAAATGACTACGCGGTCAATGCTGACTTGAAACGTCACAAGATTGGTCAATTCATCACTAGCGTACCTGCTCTCTACGAACAAAAGTATGATGGCAAATTTAGTGAAGAAATCTATGACGATCTTATGCAGAATGTTCAAAAGATGGACATGGACCAACTCATTGATCAATTGATTGATGAACACATGGAAGGTGATGAAGGTGATGGTTCCGGCGATGGTGAGAATGGTGGTGACGGCAACAAGAAAGATGGCAAGCGTCCCAAACCCATGACTGCTGAAGAACGGGAACAACTCAAGCAGGAACTCAAGCAGGCTATTCTTAACGCAGCTTCTAATGCTGATGCTGGTAGTTTGCCCTTAGGTGTTGAACGATTGATTAAAGACATGGTTAACCCTGTCATGCCCTGGCGTGATCTGTTGCAGGTTAATTTGACTAGCGCAATCAAAACTGACTTTAGTTGGATGCGTCCCAATCGTCGCGGCTGGCATATTGATGCTGTGTTGCCCGGTATGACGCCCGGCGAAGAAATTGATGTTGACGTATTCATTGATTTGTCAGGTAGTATCAGTGATGCTCAAGGTAAGGCATTCTTGAGCGAAGTTGCTGGCATGATGAGTCAGTTTAATGGCTATCGCATCAACGTGCATTGCTTTGATACTGAGGTCTACAACCCGCAAACGTACACTAGCGAGAATCTTGAAACTATTGAAGAATATCAATTAATGGGCGGTGGCGGCACTGACTTCACTTGCATCTTTAAATATCTAAAAGAACAAGGTCGTGTACCTGAACGTCTTGTTGTGTTCACTGACGGCTACCCTTATGGTAGTTGGGGTGATGACAACTATTGTGATACAGTGTGGATCATTCACGGTGATCCGAACCCGAACCCGCCCTTTGGTGTCTGGGCACTGTATGACGATCACAAAAAGAAGGCGTAAGATGTACAAGTTTATAGCAATGTGGGATATGAATGGGCTTGAACACCTAATCAATCTTACCGACTTTGAAAAAGAAGTTGATGCTTGGGAGAAAAAGAAAGTTTGGAGTACACTTCAAGGACAACAATTTGTTGAACCTAAACCCAACATTCCTTTGCAGCCTCTGATAATGAGAGCCAAATATAATAGTCAACGTCACTATGAAATTTATCAATTCAATAGTGATGAGGATGAAGAGTTTGTGCGTGATATGTTTGAAAACGATCCTCAAATCATTGTAAACTTTATTCGTAAAAATGGCTACAAGATTTTTAGCGAACGTTTTGAAATGAAGAAGGCAGTGATTGTTTGATTATAAAAAGTATTGAGGAAATAACAATCTTTGAATCACCTGACGGTGGTAAGACTGTTTACGCAAGAAAGGGCGGCGAAAGAACACTATCACAAGAAGATCCAGATAAACCTGAACGTGATCGTTGGTTAGAATGGCGCGATATATTGAAGGCTAGCAAAGATAACCCGGCATTAGCCGATCTTATAGATAAGGCTGAAGTAATATGGAAATTAACAAAGACAGAGAAGCAATCAAACTTGTAATATTTGCTGTATGTTGGGGCATACTGTCCGGTCTTGCTTATCGCTACTTAGTTGATATTGGCATACTAGATACACTTAAGATTAATCAAGTTATCTTTTGGCTATAGCATGATGCTAGTTGGTACAAGTTTACAACGCTGCCTTATTTCCTTAATGCGTAAGGAAGTATTACCTGAGGATGTGTTGGTTATCATCACTCGCACAGATTGTAGAGACAAAGTAGATTTTGCAAACGTAGTTGAATCCTATTATCATAGACAGCTTAGCGATGAACTACGCGGGTTTGATTTGGACCTTGTTCATAACATGGCTAGTCGTTTATGGGAAGAAGGTAAAATACATCAACCACGCACCTTTACTGGGTTTAGTGGGTACAGTCATGTAGAGTTGTCAGTCAATGAAACATGGTTAGCAATCGCACCCTCACCCAAAACAGATGAGAAGATTGTGGTTGATGCTTATGAAAAGTATTTGGTATTGAGGAAACTGATGGCATGAATATTAACCTATATACATGGTATGGTCAACGACAATTAGACTATTGCCCAAAACACTTTATAAAGTGTAATGCTGAACTGTCTGATGAAGCAAAACAGTGGGTCTATGAAAAACTCACTGGTAGGTTTTATACTTCCTTTGATAGTGGATCCGACTGGGCATTTTTAATCACCAACGTAATATATTTTGAAGATCCTCAAGAAGCTATGCTTTACGAATTAACGTGGTCTTAAAATTTATTGGATAAAATATCTCTCAGTAAATAACTTTACTATAGGAGAACATATATGTTTTTAAGACACGTAGGTAAGCATGGTGATCGTAAGGTCGCAGTTGTATTCCGTGAAGTACCGGGTGAAACACACATGGCACTTGTCGTATACACTGAAACACTAGGCCAGAATATTCACGATCCAATGATGTCAACTATTGAAGGTGATATCGGACAAAACAGCGAACATCTTGCTGATGCATTGAATCGTACATATACAAAAGATGGTCGTCAAATTCTACAAGTATTGCACGGCGAAGGCTTGTTGAAGAAGGTTAATACCGAACAAATCGTAATGACACCAAGCCCTAATCAATTGATTAAGTTGAACGAACTCAACAAGATTCTTGATGAAATGAAGTTAGGCGAAGATGCTGTTAAGAAGTTAGCAGAGATGGATGCAAGTCTAGGCTTGCAAGACCCACGCGATGTTGCACGCCGTATGCGTGGTGAAAAGGATCCTAAGGTTCCTTCAACACCGCCTAAGGGTGTACAAGCACAAGGTGATGCGCTAGGTGATGTTGCACTTGCTAACAATCTACGCAGTCAGGCAACTCGTATGATCAATGAAGCAAAGGGATTAATGGCTGAAGCAGAGCGACTAAATAAAGAAGCAGAGTCAATGAATCCAACAAAGGCTCCTGCAAAGAAGGCCGCAAAGAAAGCAAAATCAAAAGTTGACGCATAATGAGTCCTGATTTTTTGAAGAAGTGGGAACATATTCTTGAAGATGTCGAGAAGCAAAAGATACCTGTTGAGTTTATCAAGAAACTTGTAATCAAGTTAAAGGGTAAACGTCAACAGACTGTCAATATCAAAAAGTTTCTTGACCAAGGACTTGATCCAGAACAAGTAGAAAATGCTATAAGCAAAAAACTAAATGAGATGGATGACGATATTATTAGTGTAGAATTTGTTCTAAACATTGATAGCATTGCTGAAACTGTACAACCAGAGACAGACAGGCTATTAGGCAAACTTTAATTTTTGCATGAAACAATATCACGATCTATTGCAGGATATACTGCGTCACGGTGAAGTAAGGGACGATAGGACAGGCGTAGGCACTATATCATTATTTGGTAAACAATTACGTTTTGATTTACGTGAAGGCTTTCCTGCTATCACTACAAAGAAGTTAGCATGGAAAGCCTGTGTAGGTGAACTACTTTGGTTTCTTGAGGGCAGTCGTGATGAACGCAGACTTGCTGAAATTACACACGGCACTAGTGAAGGCAAAGTAACGATATGGACGCCAAATGCACAAGCACCCTATTGGCGTGATAAGGCAGAATTTGAAGGCGATCTAGGTCGTGTATATGGTGTACAATGGCGTGATTGGAACAGTTGCGTACCATTAGATAGACCAAATTTTGATTATCCAACTGCCAATGTAGCAGTGGATCAGATTAAAAACCTTGTACATGGATTAAAGAACGATCCTTATGGTCGTAGACATATACTCAGCGCATGGAATGTAGGTGAACTAGAGTTAATGGCATTGCCACCTTGTCATGTTATGAGTCAGTATTATGTTAGCAAGCATGGTGAGTTAAGTTGCCATATGTATCAGCGTAGCGTTGACACGTTCTTGGGTTTACCATTTAACATTGCTAGTTACAGTCTATTAACGCATATGCTAGCACAGGTTTGTGATCTTAAGGTTGGAGAATTAATTATATCAACGGGCGATACCCATATCTATAAAGATCATGTTAATCAAGTTAGTATTCAATTACGCAGAGAAGAATATCCATTACCCACACTTTGGTTGAATCCAGAGATTAAAGATATTGACAAGTTTACTATGGATGATATCAAGTTGCTCAACTATCAAAGCCACGATAGTATTAAAGCAAATATGGCTGTATGAATAATCATGCCAGAAATTAAGAATTGGAGAGCCTCTGATAAAGTCATAATATTATATTACTATCCGTGGAGTTGTGGTAAATTTTTAAGTAACATTCTAAGTTACAACATTAATTTTATTCCACAACTACCAGAACAAAGCAAATTAGAAGATTATAATAACACAGATATCAAGCACGAACATATAGTTAATACCATTCCAGATACACCAGACTTAAAAAAGTGGGTTAAATATGAATTAGGATGTAAAAACTTTTATGGATTTTATATATCAGAAAAAGTTTCTGTAAGTGAAGAAATTAAGAATATTAGGGAAATTATTAAAAGTTTGTTAAAAAAGAATGAGTATTATACTTTTATAGTTGCACACAACACTAATCAACTGCATATTGGCAAAACAATTTTCCCGAAAGCAATTATATTACACCTGATAAACGATCAATATATTAATGAGTTATCTCAAAAAATAAAAAATCCTTTATACAACGGAGATCCTATTTTTAAAATAGTGCCACCACCTAAATTTTTTTATGGCCCCCCAATATACGAATTTGATATGTCTGTAGTATTTTATAAAGAATGCTTTTTCCAAGAGATATCTAAATTTTTAAATTGGTTAAATGTAAAAGATAAAACACTAGATAATAAGGTAGATATATATTACAATAAGTTTGTAGGTCTATACCAAAATGAAAGAAATAATTGTACATAAAATACGCATGGGCGATGTAGAAGATCCAGATATTATGGTCGCCGAACCCATATATCAATGGCAACAAACTGATGCAGGTAAATGGGTAATGGAACATAGTGTTGAAACACCTATGTGGAAACGACATGCAGATCCTACTAGTTTTGGACATATGTACACTATTCATGCTTGGTTGAATGATAAAGACCTTACTTTCTACAAATTAAAATATGAGTGATATACTAGTTACCGGTGGTTATGGTTTTATTGGCCATAACGTTGTTAGAAAATTAAAAGACCTTAAGCATCGTGTTGCCGTATTGGATAATGAAACTGACTACGGTATCATACCAAGTGACGAATTAGAATATACACTGTTTGAACGAAAGAAAAAGATTGGCTACGTTGACAATTTTAAGTTTGACATCAGCACCCAATTTCATGTCAATCATACTGTGCGTAAATTTATGCCAGACATTATTATACATCTGGCTAGTTACCCAAGACAGAAAGTTGTTAATAAAGACCCCGCCGCTGCTAGCAAAGTAATGACTGAGGGCTTATTAAATCTATTAGAAGCAAGTGTAAAGTATAATGTAAAGAAGTTTGTCTACATTAGCAGCAGCATGGTCTATGGTGACTTTGGGGATAACTGTGCTGAAACACGATGGTGTAATCCTAAAGGTCAGTATGGTATTATGAAACTTGCTGGCGAGTGGTTAGTGCGTGATTATAGTTTGCGTACTAATTTACAAAATACTATCATTCGTCCTAGTGCTGTATATGGTCCATATGATATTGAAGATCGTGTTGTGAGTAAGTTGTTACTTAATGCTATGCGTGATCAAACACTAAACGTTAATGGTATGGATGAACGCTTAGACTTTACATATGTTGACGATACTGCTGAGGGTATTGTACAAGCCGCATTGAACGACAACGCAAATGATAGAGTATATAATTTGACATATGGTCAAAGCCATACTATCTATGACGCAGCACGAATGGTAGTTGATATGGTTGGTAAAGGTCGTATACAAGTTAATGAAAAAGATAATAACTTCCCAAGTCGCGGATCGTTGAATATTGGAAGAGCAAAATACGATTTTAATTACGAACCAAAATTTGATTTACAAACAGGTCTAAAATTATATTATGAGTGGCTCAAAGATAGCCCATTTTGGTCTAGCAAGACAGTATAAGAATCTTAAAGATGAACTGTTAGACGCAACCGATAAGGTATTGCGTACAGGGCAACTCATGGATGGTGCCAATACAGCAGCATTTGAGACATGGCTAGCATTACGTACTAAAACAAACTTTGTTATAACTGTACATAGCGGAACACAAGCATTAGAAATTATCGCATTATGGGCCAAACAACCATTTGTTAATGTGTGGGATATTGATCCTACTGTAAAGATGCCTAACATTAGTTACGTAGCTACACTTAATGCATTTTTAAATGCTGGTTATGATGTTGAGTTAATAGACACAGATAAGAATGGATTGATTGATGCTAAGGACGACATACTGTCTAATATGGCTAAGATCATTTGTAGCGTAGGGTTATATGGTGCTAATCCAACTCCAGTAAGTCGTACAGGCTATAACACAAAGATTGTAGATGGAGCACAGCATTGGCTAGTAGCAGACGACATAGGCGATGCTATGGCCATTAGTTTTGACCCTACTAAAAATCTTAATGCTAGTGGCAACGGTGGTGCCATAGTCACTAATGATCGTGACCTATATGATTTTGCACACAGTTATCGTAATAACGGTAAACATAGTTATGCTACATTGGGCACCAATAGTCGTATGAGTGAACTGGAATGCGCACACTTATTAGTACGTACAAATTATATTGACAAGTGGCAATGGCGACGCAAAGAAATACGTTACCTTTATCTTGACGAATTTAAGAATTTAAACTTACGTTGTTTAAGTCGTGATTTCTCAATACATGCCGATCAGAAGTTTGTTATCTATACTGACCGTCGTGATGACTTAATGAACAATCTACAGGATAACGGTATAGAATGTAAGATACATTATAGTCAGCCATTAAGTGAATTAACAGTAGCAGCCGATATCAAAGTCAAGCCGGATATGTTAAGCACAAGCACTATGCTATGTCGCGGCGTATTAAGTTTGCCTATATATCCTGAATTGAGTGATGGGGAAGTTGAGTTTATTGCTGAAACTGTAAAGAAATTCTTTACTTCTTAGTCTTGCCGATATTATCAAATATTTCTTTCTGTTGTTTATACCAATCTTGCCAATGCTCTACCATCTTGGCACACTGATGATGTTTGGTATAGTTTTTTGTAACAGTCTTTAAGAAATCACTGAATACAATTTGTTCCTGTGTAATAGTGTCAAGTGGTTCACACTTTTCCATTAATACAGGAGGTGCTTCTGGGAACTTTGCAACTACAGGAGCAGTGAATGTAGCACAACCGGTTAGTGAAAGCGTTGCGCAAAATAGTAGTAGTTTTTTCACTGTGTCGCTCCTTCGGGTGGTGTTGTATTTGTAGCAGCATAATTATGTGCTAATATAGTTGGCTTTTCTATCTTACAACTATTGTCATTTACTTTAACCACTCTATCTATATATTCTGTTACCTTGTCGCCCTTGATTCGTATTACTTCACGTTCGGTATTGACTTTCTCTACAATCTGAACATTAACTTTGGCTGCTTTGGCTTCTGCTTTAGCAACCTCTGCTTCCATCTCTTTGACACGTAATTCCCACTTATGCTTTTCAGCAAGACCACCTTCTAAATAAACACCTACAGATAATAGTATCAGACTTAAAATTTGAATTGGGAACTTGTATTTGCTAATAAAGGGTATAAACCCTAATACGAAACCAGCAATAGTACCTAGTATACCTGCTAAAAACAGCAAGTGGACGAAGCCTTCAGGTAGCCAGTTTATAATCCACATAATGATATTTATACTGATAAATAATAGAAACGGGATAAGATTATGGGTATAGAACTAGTCAATGTTGGCGCAGAACCTAATGATGCACAAGGCGACCCGTTACGTACGGCCTTTGAAAAGATCAATAACAACTTTATATACCTACAGCAGACTTCATCTAATCTTGCTAGCGCAGTCACACTTGATGATACAGCAGATCAAATTATATTTGAATATCCTGCTAGTGAATTTACGCAGGCTATGTTTCAGATTAAATCATTTAATGAAGATACCAATGACAGTCAAGGTGTAATGCTGCAAGCACAAATATCAAACGATGGTACTGATGTAAAATTTTCAGGTTATGGTACAACAGTATTTGGCAATAGTGTCACAACATATAACATGGCAGTACTAGATGGTAACGTTATTCTTACAGCAAGTCCATTAGCCAATGTAGTATTAACACATTTCATATCATATCAAGTTACTTGGATTGGTGATCTCGGTGTTGGTGTTGGTATGCTAACACAAGCCGACGGTAATTTAGTCACTGAAAGTGCTAACGTATTCATACAGACAGAAGGCTAAAATGCGCGCCAAAGAATTTTTAACTGAACAGCAAATGGATAAAATCCATGATTTATTGGATGTAGCTCGCCTGAGTCTACCCAACACCTATAGACTGAATCAATTAAAAAATAATGATTTCTATCCTATCTATAGATTTGGTGTAGCATTAGCAGATGTTCGTGGGCATCAATTAGATGATCGTCCAGAGAACAAAGATATTAATCCTTACAAACCAGACTTTCACGCAGCCAGTTCATGGGGTGAAAATCAAGTAGTAAGTGGCTTTGATCCTAATTTAAAAAATCTAGTTAAAAAAGCATTAGGAAAAATACATAAACCAGGTATCACTACTGTAAGCACTCCGGGTAGTGATGAGATGACTGATACTAATACACAGTCATTACTAAAAGGATTTAAGGGTTACGAATCATGAGAGCCAGAGAATTTGTAACTGAAGCAAGAGTAAAAGATGGTGGACATAATAGTAAAAAAGGAAAACTGCATCCTCACCAAAAGAATGTTTTAGGACCAGTTCATAAAGTTGCCGGTACTGCCGACAGAACTTACGACTTAAATCGTGCTATGATGGCATTAGCATCTAGCGACGGGAAAAACTTTTCACACGAACCAGACGGTGAAAGTTGGGTAGCAAGAAACAATGTAGCATATCCCTACACAGATATAGAACACGATATGCTAGATCATGTCTACAGTCATTTAGACCTTTCTATACAACATGCAGTTGAAGGTAAAGGTGTAGAACCAAACGACACTCATAAAATCAGTCCAGTTGTAGGTTTCAAAGGTTACGAATAATTTTTACATACTTGTTGTTGAGAATAAGTAAGTTTACACTTATAGGATACAACAATGAAAGATTTAATTGATATCAACTTAACACTAGACCTGGTCAAACTCAAACTATACAATGAGTGGCTTTATACAGCACATATCTATGATGAGGGCCCTAGCCAGTTTCACGAAGATTTAACTACTAAAATCGTAGCACAATATATTGATCCATTAAATCTACCCAAAGATGCAAAGATACTTGACATGGGGTGTGGCCCGGGCTATTTCTTAGATGAAATGAAGAAGCGTGAGTATACTGATCTCGTTGGTGTCACATTGAGTCCTGGTGATATTAAAACATGTGAAGGTAAAGGTCACACTATTAAAAAATACGATCTTTCATTTGTACCACAAAAAGACGGATACTATGATGAAAGCGTTGATTTTATTTTCTGCCGCCAAGCACTAGAACACAGCCCATACCCAATCTTTACACTCATGGAATATAATCGTCTATTAAAACAGGGTTCCAAAATGTACGTTGAAGTTCCTGCCCCGGATGCTGATCGCCGTCACGAATTCAATTTAAATCATTATAGTGTATTAGGCATCAATCAACTAGTCGCATTATTAGTGCGTACTGGTTTCAAGGTTGACAAGGCTGATATATTTGAATTTGACGTAAGCGTACCCGATGATTCGGGCGAGCGTAAAGATTTGCGTGAAAAGTTCTTTTGTCTTGTAGTTACAAAAGATCGTCCATTAGATATTAAGTAATTAGACTAAATACTTTCTATACAGAGAGTATTTCTATGAAATCCAGTGAAATTCTAGGGGCATTGCGAGATTTAGTTGATAAAATCTCGCATAGTGAAGAGACACAAGCAGTCAACGTTTATCCTGCAGAAAAGCGTTTTGTTAACGTAGAAGTTCCTACAGCACAAGAAGCACCCCCTCCATCAGATAAGGAAGCACCATTAGATACTATGGTTCCTCCACTACAACAAAAGATAGAATTACTCAAACGAGCCGTAGATATTGATAACGTATTTGACGGTACGTCAATAGATAAAACTACTAACGGTCAAGATGACGGTTCAGCAGAATTAGATTTAATAAAAAAGAATGCAGGTGTTCCAACAGCAGCAATCATGGCATTGACTGACGACGAACCATTGGACGATTAAGGAGTCTCCAATGAGCGGAGCAACAGGCGCAACCAGCCCATTCATACAAAAACTTTTTACAAGCCGCGACAACTTTGTTGATGCTGATGGCGCCACACAAGCCTATAATTATGTTGGCGAAGTTGGTCGTTTATGGTACGATCCTGTAAGAAATTGTTTGCGTGTTAGTGATGGTGAAACACCAGGTGGATTAGCAGTAGACACTTGCGGAGGTGGCGGTGGTGGCACCACTGGCTCTACTGGCGCAACAGGTGCTACTGGCGCAATCGGCGACGACGGCGCAACCGGCGCAGTTGGTAGCACAGGCTTACAAGGTGCAACTGGAGCAACTGGCCCACGCGGAGCAACAGGTGCGACTGGTGCTGTAGGTAATACAGGTCCACAAGGTACTACAGGTAGTACAGGCAGTACAGGTCCAATTGGTAGTACTGGTGCTACTGGCGTAGTTGGCCCAACAGGACCACAAGGTAGCACAGGTGCTACAGGCGTAGTAGGTGGTACTGGAGCAACAGGCGCAGTTGGTAGTACAGGTCTAACAGGTAGTACAGGTGCTACAGGCGTAGTAGGTGGTACTGGCGCAACAGGCGCAGTGGGCAGTACAGGCTCAACAGGTCCTGCAGGAACTAATGGCACAGATGGAAGCACAGGTGCAACTGGTGCTACTGGTTTGCCTGGCGACAGATATCAAACAACAAGCACAGACACATTATCAATAGCAACAGGCAATGTATCACTAACAGTAGGTACAGGATTAGCATATTCAACAGCACAAGACGCAATTATTGCTTATGATATCAACAACCACATGGTTGGCATGGTAGAAAGTTATGATGAACTAACAGGTGCTATGGTACTCAATGTTGCTACAATAGTAGGTTCAGGCTCATATTCAACTTGGGATGTCAATCTAAACGGTGCTCAAGGTATTGCAGGACCAACTGGTGCTACTGGTATCGGTGCAACCGGCGCAACTGGTCTAACAGGACCAACCGGCGCAACTGGTCTAACAGGACCAACCGGCGCAACTGGAGTAGTAGGTGGCACGGGTGCGACTGGTGCTGTTGGTAGTACTGGTCTAACAGGTAGCACAGGTGCTACAGGTGTTGTAGGTGATGTGGGTGCTACAGGTAGTGTAGGA